ATACCAGATCCTAAGAATCCTAAACAAACAATAACGCGTGAGCATTATTCTCCTTCTGCTCTTGAGCAAGGTGTTAACCTTGGAGCATCTCTAGGGTCACCTTTTGTCGTTGATTATGTAACTGGCGATAGATTATTACCAGCACAAATGCAACAACCAACACCTACGGATACATCACAAGCACAACAGTTATATCATCAAGGGATGCAATTTCAAAATGTAAATCCTGGTGGAATTCAATCTTTAGCACCTAATACTAGGTATCAAACACAAGGTTTACCTGAACGTGTTACTGGCCTACCTGTACCAGGGGTAGAATTATTAGCAGAACAACAAGATTACCTTAAGCAACAGCTTGCATTACTGGAAGGTTAACTATGGAATTGTTATCTTTATTACAAAATTTATATCAATCAGGTAAGAAAGGATATGAAAAAGGTACTCAAATTCAAGAAGGTTTAATTAAAAAAACACCTGATAGCAAAGAAACTGGTTTTGTACCAGGTCGTTATGGACAAAGTGTATTAGGCCCTGGATTTAAAAAAGAATTAAGTGAACAGGATATAACGTTACGTAAAACACCCATGGAGTTTTTAGGTGCTTATGCATCACGTGCTGTAGTAGATGTGGCAAATGACGGTACACGTACTCATTACTGGCGTTATAATCATCCTGCTGCTATTGCGCAACGTGTCTCAGATATGGCGTTAGATGCTGCAGGATTACCACAAGGTATCGTAGGTAGATCAGCGATTAGTTTAGGTATTGCTGTACCTGCTATTGCATCAGCTGGGACATTTGATATTACTAATCCAGGAGAATTGTTTAGACAGAAAGGATATGCACAAACGTATGCAGAAGAAGGTTCAGAAGATCGTCGAGAGACAAGTCAACCCGCACAAGAATTATTTGAACGTTTCTTCTTAGGTCGTACTGGACGACCATTAAAATATGAAACAGCAAAAGAAGATATTCCTGAGTTAACACAACAGCGATATGGTAACTATATGGATTATTTATACAATGATAAAGGCTTATTAGGTATAGGAATTGTCAAAGGAACAATGGAGAATTTACAAGGTGTACCTGAAGTTCGTGTTGCTGGATTCCCCTTTTCTTTACCAGGAGCAGGTGGATTTGCCGCTGGTACAGCAGGTGCAATTGTAGCTGCTAATACAGTGAAACGTACAAGTTCTAATGTAATGAAACCAGCAGAAAGACGGTCAATTGCAAAACGTGGCACCCTAGGTGGTGTTGTTGGTTCCGCTTTAGGAGTAGCTGTTGGTAATGTAATGAATGAACAGATAGCATCTGCTAATCGGCAACGATTACCTACGTTACAAAATTATACAGAACAGAGTAATATCTGATAGAATTTAAGTATATAAAAAGTAATCTATTGATAAATGGATATTACTCTCGAGCAATTTAAATCGCTTAGCCCTCAGGATCAAGAGATAGTAGCGGCTGCTAAAAGAAATGAGATGGGTGCACCACGTACTCCTAATTATTATTCCTCTCCTTCTTATAATCTAAACCCTTCTGATGCGTACAAGCCAGCTCCGGAGACTTTTGGTAAGAGTGTGAGCAGAGTGGGAAACCGTGCTCTTGAAGGAGCAAAAAGGAGGAGAGATGCTCTTGTAACTTCCACGCAAAATCTTGTACCAGGACTACAGCGAGCTGGGTTTACTTCCCGTGGTATAGGCCGTACAGGCGCAGTACTTGGTGGGGTAGGAATTGCAGCTCAGCAATTTAGCCAAGATCAACCCGTTGGAGCTATAGCAGCTATTCCAGGTAGTATGTTTGGTAGCGGTCTAGCTAGTGCTTTTACAAAAGGAATACCTGGCCCTGCTGGCGCAATATTAAGAGCAGCGGCACCTATTGTAGGATCACTAGTCGGCGGTGGATTCTTTGCAGCAAGTGCAGAAGGAGCAAAAAATCTCTTTACAGGAGAACAGATTGGTAAGAAACCAGAAACTGCAAGAACAGACGCACCTAAATATGCAGGTAATATCCCATTAAATGAATCAGCACGAATGCTAGACTTAGCTCGTGCAATGGGTGAACAAGAACTTAGTCTGAGCAATAAACAAAATGCATCAGATATAGGTTTTTCACAACAGATAAATCAATATGCAATACAAAATCAAATTCAACTTATGAAAGCACAAATGCCTTATCTTGAGCAATTAAAAAATAAGGATCTAGTGCGTTCACAAGCCTTGTTAAATACACAAGGTAATATTGATGCACGCCTTGGTTTATTAGCTACTCAAGGAGCACTAGCTAAAGGCGGACAGGCAGAAATGGGAGCATTTGCAAGAACAGCAATAAGTACTAATCCTTATGCTAATGCTGCTACTCGTCAATCACCTAATATTCAGTTTGGTTAATTATGTCTTACTCTGGATTTAACCCTCTACAGATAACAAATTTGAAATATGGCAGTCCTGTAGGAGGCTTGAGTAATCAAAGTTACCCTGAGCCAGATCCTTTCTCTTTTTTCAAGGAAGCTTACTATATAAACGCACCACCAGAGGATAAAAATCACATGCGGCAATACCACCTTCAAGCACTACAGGGGAGAGATACTGCAAATCTTTTTAAGCAAAAAGATTTTAATATTGAAGGAATTACAGCCTTTATGAAAGAGCAAGCTGGTATAGCAGAGGGAGTAGCTAGACGTAAACTTGGAGATGAAAGAATAAGTAGAGGTATTGATGCTTTAGCTGGAGGACTACAAACGGCTTTAGCTGGTGGAAGCCCAGAAATGTTAGCTTTTAATGCTCAAGCACCATTAAGGGCGCAGGAAGCATATGTAAGAAATGCACAGAATCGTCAGCGTCAAGAGATACCTGTAATTGCACCGCCTTCTTTTATGCCCCGTAATTACTTTAGCTAACATGACAGCATCTATAGCAAGCTTTGATCCGTGGTCCGCCGCTATAGGAGGTGCGTTCCAGTTGGGTGGTGCAGCTCTTCAAGCCGAGGGCATGAAAACTAGTGCTGCTCTGCAAAGGAAATCTGCTCGGGAAACAGCCGCTGCAGGGTTCCTTGGTGATTTTATAAGTAGAGATGATGCACGTGCAGGACGTTTTGCGGTAGATAGACAGAATACATTTAATGCTTTTGTAAATCCTTTATTTAATACACCTATAGATTATGGTTATCAACTAGCTGCAAAGAAAGATGACCTATATAACTTTAGACCTCAGGAATATGCGTTAGAAAGACAACGTAATTTTCTTGCAGATGAACGTGAGCTTAATCCAATAGTAAGACAAAACAAAGCAAATGATTTAAAAACAGCTGGTAAATATAGACAGTTCCAGAAGATGCTAGAAAGTCCTTATGGGCCTTATGTCCCAATCCAAGCATAGGAGATAAATTATGGGCATGGATCCAATCATGGTTAGTATGATGTTGCAATCAGCAGCATCTAACGCTGCTGAAAATAAAAGAAATCAAGATTTTCAAGAAAGGTTATTTAATCAAGCTGCAGAAAAAGCAGCAAGAGCTGATCAAGCAATTGCAGATCAGGCAGCAGCACGTAAGAAGACAGGTATTGCAGGACAAGCATCATTTGTTAATAATCTAAAAAGTAGGATAACTGCTGGCTTTATTACCGAAGGTGAGGCACAGCAATCCCTGGAAGATTACTATGGTAAATATGAAATAGGCGATGACACTGGCACAGAACGAAAAGGTCTTACTGATGCATATAGTGAATTTATACCAGGGCGTAGAAAGTTAGAACTTGAATCTTTATATGCACGTAATTTAAAACGTAATATTAAAGAAGATGAATTAACTGCAGGTTTAGCTAAACTTGGCAAAGGACTTACTCTTGAGTCTCTTGAAGATGATTTAAGAGCAACATCTGAATATACGGATACACGTCCAGGAAGTGCATTTGAAGCTGAGATGGAGTCCCGTTATGGTGGCCCTGTTTTAGATGCTGCCGGGAAACGAACTAAACAATACAAATTTGATTTTTCAAAATTAGGATCACCGGCGTTATCAAGTGATTTAAGTTCTAAAACAGGTATTACAAGACCTGACTTCTTAGGTAGTGCTTTTACTGGTTCAGCAGAAGAAATAGAAACAGCAAAAGGTAAGGCAAGTACGTATGATTCATTTTTATATAATTCAGGACTTGAAGCTTTAAAAGGTAGTATTGCAAAAGAACAAGGGCAATTACAAATTGAAGGTGAGTCTAGATTAGGAAGAGAACGAGGGCAAGCTAATTTATTACAAGGTCTTGTGGGGGCATTTAATTTCTCATAATGGAACCAGCTGTACCACAACCAGGTAATACAACAGATGATGATGCTTCTAAATCATCTACATTTAATGCTACTAAATTTAAAGAGTTACTAAAAAAACTAGCTGCACGTAAAACTTCTTTATAAGAATTTAAACTGTTATAATATAAAAGTAATTACCAGAAAGAAATTTAAAATGTCCACTAATAAAGAAAAGTTAGCAGATCTTCAACTTGAAATTGATACGCTCAACAAAGGTCTTCCTACAGGGCAGGTTTCAACAGATCCTCGATATCAAGGATTGATAGATAATAGAAATGCTTTAAATAAAGAAATATATACACCTACAGCAGACTTAAGTCAGTTTGAAGGTCTCTTAGGTAAACTGGAAGCATCTAAAATGAAGCAAGCAGGTTCTGCTGCGCTTGATACACGTAGGAATACGTATGCGACAGGTCTTGCTCAAATGATGTCTAATTTCTAATAAGAACATGGCTGCTTTTGATTACGACGCTAAAATAAAGGAGATTGACGACTCCACCCTCTCAGAGGCAGATAAAGCGACGTATAAAAAATCATGGACCAACAAAAAGTACGCTCCTGAAGAGGAGTTGTTTACAGACGACAAGCTTGACCAATATCGCAAGGCGACTGGGGTAGCTTACGAGTTTGCTAAACAGAAGTACGCAGACACAGGTGAACAACAAAGACAAACCATTGGGAAACAAGCAGGAGAAGAACGTGCTAGTACCCAGCAAAGGCAAGAATTTAGTCAAGGCGACGAAGAACGAGATAATCGACAGGCCCAAAGAGCTTACAAATATTGAAGTATTTGATTCATGGGCAGACGGGTTAGATCCTGGTACCTATGAATCATTTATTTCTTTTTGTGCAGAGAATTATTCTGTTATAGAATGTTTTCTTTATGCCAGATTCCTTGGTTATGTAAGTAGTATTACTTCGTGTGAAGATTGGATTAAGCTTAAGTATCCTAAGCCTGATCATCGACGGGTATTATTAGATGAAATTAATCATATGAAAGAAGACATACGTCTTCTTAGAGATGATATAGAAAATTGTGGGGTAAAACGTGATAGTGGTGTAGCACGTATTGCGTCAATGGAAAAAGAATTACGTAGCACCATTCATCAAGTAGAACAATATACAGCTAATAAAGATCGTAAAGGTTTGCTTATGGCTGGAGCAGATCGTGCTATTCGTGAGTTAGCTTTTATTTTTAAAGATGACCCCATTGAAAACCCATTAAAAGAAGCAGCCATGAGTGTATGGGCACGTATGCAATTAGAAGAATAATGTTGTAAAATAAATTTATTACTAAGGTAACAAACATGGCTGGTAAAGTTCCATCAAAAAAGGAAGATCCCAAAGCAGGTAAGAAAGCAATTCCACCTAAGCCTCCTACTAAAGGCGCGATGCCTGCTAAAGGCGCTGAGAAGCCTGTTGGCAAGAAAGAGGATATGAAGGCTAAGATGGATCGCTTACGTGCCATGAAGGGCAAGTGAGGCACTAATGGGAGCACCTAACAGACAGACGTCTGGTCCCGGAGGGAAAAAAGATTCCCCTGGGAAAGAAGCTATGTTAGAAGCAATGAAACGCCAACAAATGAATGACATGGTAAATCAATCTCAACAGATGCAACAGCAACCTTCATCTGAGTACTTTCCTAGTACTCAAGGGCGACAAGTAATGAATCAACCTGTACCACAACAAGAGTTCAAAGCTCCTGCTAAAGGAGGAATTGCTATGGGACCAGGTAGGTCAGGTCGGTTTTCTGATGAAGAAGCAGCTGACCTTTTACGTCGTAACCTAAGATAAATGGCTGCAAAACGCATGCCACCAGAAGTTTTAGACATCTTTAAAAATAAAGAAGCTAAAAAACAAGATGGCTCTACCATGAACGATAAAGAAAAACGTAAAGCTGCTTTAGAGAAGGCACGTAAGTATAAACAACAAAAGACCGGATCTTAAGCTATATTTGATCTAGTTGATTTCTTGTAATGCCTTCTTATTTACATTTAGCCTACAGGCGAAATGCAAGAGCAGCAGCAAGAAATCATACACTTAAACCAACTAATAATTTAGAACTTGTAACAAAAGCACGAGAAGATTTCGGATTCTTTTGTGAGTATGTAGCAAATAAACCACCTGCAGCACACCACAAGGATTGGCATAGACAGTTCATTACTGATATCGATAGTAATTGTTTATTACGTATAGCAGGAGCCAATATTGATCTATTAGGCCCCAGAGGGAGTGCAAAATCGACAGTACTAGGTTTGTTTACTGCATGGGCTATTGGTATACATACCATGGCTAAAAAACCTTTACAAATTCTTTATCTTTCATATACTGTTGAAATTGCACGTCCTAAATCTGCTTCTATTAAACGTATTATTGAAAGCCGTAAATATCAAGAGGTTTTTCCTACCGTACGGCTACTAAAGAATGTCACCAGCAATGAGTACTGGTCAATAGATCATAAGTTTGCTGGCATCGATGGTATCGGTGATGAGATGTTTACCTTATGTGCAGCAGGCTTAAAAGGTTCAGTGACATCTAAACGAGCACATTTAGTATTGATTGATGACTGTATAAAAAGTGCATCTGATATTGCTAATGCAGATATCCGTAAGTCAATGCAAGAAAACTGGAATGCTGTTATTGCACCAACCATGTTTGAAGGCGGACGTGCTATCTGCCTTGGTACTAGATTTAGGCATGATGATATTCATGCAACAACATTTACTGAACAAAATAATTGGCAACAGATTGTTTTATCTGCTATCCATACAGATCCAAAAACAGGTGATGAGCTTTCTTATTGGCCTGCAATGTGGTCCTTAGATTATTTAAAAGAAAAGAAACGGCAAGCTCCAGTTGCATTCTCTTTTCAATATATGAATCAAATTGTAAGACAAGGAGAACTTTCCTTGGCACCAGAGTTAATTGTTAAAGCAGAAATTGCAACTGAATTTGATACTCTTGGGATTGGTGTTGATTTATCAGCAGGGATAAAAGAAAAGAATGATTACACCGTAATGGTACTAGGAGGACGTATTGATGATCGAATACATATCATTGACTATCGCCGAATACGTGCCATGGGGAATCTAGAAAAATTAGATGCAATGAAAGAATTGCTTAATGATTGGTCGATTATTGGTAAAGATGAAAGCAATAATTACTTTCCTACCTATTCCAATTGTGATATATGGTCTGAAGCTGTTCAATATCAAGCTTCTTTAGAAGCAGATTTTAAACGGATCTGTATTAATGACGAAGGTCTCCACAACTTGATTTGGCATCCCGTCAAAGGATTCCGTGCAGATAAGCTGGCACGGTTTAGAGGTATTATAGGGATGTTTGAAGAACGTAAAATAATCTTTAATCGGTACAGGAACTTCACTAATCTCTTTGAGGAACTCACTAATTTCGGTGTAAGTAGCCATGATGACTGTGTTGATGCATTGGTTTGGTTAGTTACTGGACTTGCCAAAAAAGGTAAGCTGCAGTTTGATTACTAACCCCTATAATGGTAACAGAAAGAGGCATTAATTTCTTGGGACCCGATTACCTGCTAGTCATTGTTGGTTTTATGGTGCCCTTGTGTACAGGAGGAGGATGGGCGGTGAACAAATTATTTAGCCGCTTTCACGAACGTATTAATCGTTTGGAAAAACAAATGGATTCTGTGGACAGCAACATCAATTCGATGTATCACAGGCTACCAATAGAATATGTTTTAAAAGTGGATTTCTTAAGAGAGATGCAGCAAATGCAAGACAATTTCAAACTAATCAACAGTAAGCTTGATAAACTAATTGAGAAACAGTAAACACCATGGATTACACAATCGAGATTCAAGAAGATGACAAAGGCGATTTCTTTATTACTTTTCCAGAAGAAGTAATAGAAGAACTAGGTTGGGAAGAAGGAGATATCCTGGAATGGAATTTAAAAGGCCCTGGTGTAACCTTGTCAAAACTTAATGATTCTTCTGGATATGAAGCAATAGAAGAATAGGTTGATAGAATAGAAACGAAATTAATATCAAATAAATGCAAAGACCAATAGGAGGATATGATAATATCCCTGGTGCACCAGGCAATACATACGGTAATTTAACAGGTAATCCTTTTGGCGGAGGAGGATTTAATTTTAATACGTTGTTAGCGCAAGCTTCTTCAGGAGGGCAAAACATAGGTAATGTTGGCGGGATGATGGGTCCCCTACAGGATTTTACACCTATGGAAAACTTTGAGGGATATGGATCTCCTCAACCAGCAGGGTCTTCACCAGAACAGTTAAAAGCATTGCAGACATATGAGGCAGCTAAACAACAAAGAGCATCTCAAGAGAAACAAATTCTTGAACAAGGAATACAAAATAGAAATCAAACGCTAGAAGCAAGGCCAACATCGAGTAAACCATTGTATTTGGATATTAATGCAGTGCCCACAGGATTAGAATCTATAGGAGCTGGAGCCAAGATTGACCTTGGAGGTAATCAAAACCTTAATTTTAGAGGCATGTATACCCCTGGATATACTGAACAAGGTGTGTCGATTCCACAAGGGTATACAGTTAGAGCTGGTTATGAAACAAACTTTGGTAATCCCAATGAAGGGGCTAGTATCAATGTAAATTACAGAGATGATAGGCGTCGTGGAGGTTTTGGTGCTGAGGCAATGTTTAACAGACGCTTTTAAATTACAAAAAGCTAGTAAAGATGCTAAGATTTAACTACATGAAAGTATTTAAATAAAACGTGGACGCATCTGCAAGACTTAAAGAAATTGTTGACTCTTATCTTGAAAAAGATGGTAGCTCAAATATTGACACAGGTATTGTTGCATCCCATGTAGCTCAAATGAAACTTTTTGGTATTCGCCAAGGAGTTGAATTTTTTCCGGGACAAGATAACTTTGGTAATCAACGTAAAGATTTTGTTGATCGCGTATTAAAATACAACAGGCTAGATACGCGGCTAGATTCAATATGGGAATATTTCTTATGTGATGGGCAAGGTTTATTTTATATCCGTCCTACGGAAACCAATTATAGATTATACTTCTTTCGTCAACAAGAATATCGTTCTTATTACGGAATTGATGGTGATCTAGAAGAAGTTGTTATTATCTATAGTTACAAAGTACGTCAAGGTACAGGTTTTAATGATGGGATTAATGTTGCTAATATATCAGGTACTGCATTCTCTGGCACACAGGGGGCTAAACGTTATATTCGTTTATCTATTAAAGCAGATGTAATTGAAGAAACACATAGCGAAGGAGAGATGTCGTTTGAAATGCCTAACTATACAGTGTTAGGTCGTACGCAAACATTTAAAAATACCCTCGGATTCATACCCTGTGTTGAAATCTTTAATAATCCTAAAGGTTTTTCCAACGAAGGAGTTGGTGAATTTGATTCGTTAGCTAATCATATCGTTACACATGATGGCATGGTTCGTACCATGCGTAAGAATATTCAATTCTTTGGTAGTCCTACATTATTATCATCTAGACCTAAAACTGACTTAATAGAATCAGGATCCGATTCAACATTACAACGTCCATCTATCGCAGCAAATTCTGGGTTTACTGGGATGGGGCCATTAAGCCAATCTCGGTTTAAATCAGATCCTCTTACTAGAGGTGTTGATGGTGAAATTCGTGTACCAAGAATTATTGCTAACTTAGAACCAAACGATAGAGTTGGTTATATTGTTCCAGATGCTATAACAGGAGATCAAAATAGTTTCGCTCGTCAATATCGAGAAGAAATACGTACTGCACTTGGTGGTGTAGATGAACTTTCGATATCTGCAGGTATTACTGCAACAGAATATAAATCACTATTTGGTCGTGTATCTGCTACATCAAAGAAGAAAGCAAATGCAATATATACTTATGGCATCTGTCGTTGTTTAGAATTAATAATCTATCAAGAAGAACGCTTATTCCGTGAAACGTTAGCTGCTGCAACAGGTATTGAGAAACCAATGCCTCCTGTCCCAGACGCTACTAAAGAAGAACGTGATTTATATAATGTTGCAATAAAAGGATTTGAAGAAAAAATAAAAGAGATTATGAAAGCATGTGTAGAAACACAATTCATTCCTCCTGGTACACTTGGATTAATCCCCGATGGGGATATAACTATGCTTTGGAGGTGGTTAGGACCTGTATACGAAGATTCTACACAGGATATACTTAATAATTCTATCGTGGTACGTAACCTCCAAGAATTAGGTGTTGATAGTATTGAAGCACTGAAGTACCTCTTCCCGTCAAAAACGGATGAGGAGCGGGCCTCGATGTTATCGGGATTTCCGTTCAGAATGGTCAACGAACTGCAGGGTGCATACTCTGCTTTTGCGAAATTAGTGGGGGGCATGATGCAGACTCCCCACCCGCAGTCACCGGATTTACCTATGGCTGCTGATCCACGACTTGACCTCACGCCTTATCTGTATCGAACATTAGAAGCTTTACAAAAGGAGATGAGTTATGCAGGACGCTACCGTCCAATCGATCCCACAGATGAGCCAAGTACCGACATCAGTAGCGCCAAGCAGCTACGTGGCAGTACCGGCTCAACAAGCTCCAGCTCAAGCTTACCAGGGACCAGTCAATTACCAAGTGGGGACCAGCTACCCTCAAGTAGTGCCTCAAGCGGGTATCAACTACCAATCAAGCCCTACTCAATACGCCCCCCAATCCCAACCAGCACCACAGGGGAACCCATGGGAGTCGGCGTTCAATCGAGTAGTGGGACTGCTGAGCGCACCAGTCCAATCCCCGTTCCAGGGTCAACCCTCAGCTCAGACACAAGCTTACGCCCCGGCCAATTACGGCCAGACACCTTACGGCCAGCCTACGCCCAACTTGGGGACGCAGACCTCGTATCCCAACCAGGACTACTCAACCAATTATTCCCAAACCTCCTCCAGTCCCTCACTGGCGGAAGTAGCGGATTACCTGGACCTAAGCAACCCAACCCGCCAAGTAATCGACGCGTTCGGGGTAGAAGCTCCAGCAATACTAAATAACTATGCTCTTCAAGTTGAAGGCATGCTTGATAGTGCTGTAGCCTGGGGCAATCAAGCACAAGGTTTATTGCAAGGGTATGCTAATTTCGCAGTAAACGAACATCAAGAAAATTTAGCTTACAACGAGATTTTAACAAATCCTGATGTACTAAGTGATTACACCTTGAAGTTCTTTGGCCCAGAAGGCCCTTATCCTGTATATGAAAGTGAGGCTGACTTGGAAACACCTGGTTATCGTACAGAGCAAGTAGTACCTGGTTATGGTAATTTCCCTGCACCACCTGCTGCTTCTGCACCACAACAACCCCAAAACTTCTGGGGTGGATTCAACGAAATGATGGCGCATGATCCACAAAATGCTTGGCGCGTTTTGAATCAAGCTCAACCACAAACTGTTGCAAATAAACTATTTGTAATGGAGTAATCCAATGCGTAATCGTTTAAAAATAGGCATACCCCTTGGAGCTGGTTTAGCAACAGGTGGGTATGCTCTTTCTCAAGGTGAAGATCCAGGTTCTGCAGCTCTTGCAGGAGTTGGGGGTGCCCTTGGTGGAGCTGCTGGTTTACTTCGCTCTCGCCAATTAGCTGGTAAATATTCTCCTGACATGAGGAACATGATAGAAGGGGCAGCAACTAGACCGGGCACTTCTGATTTTATTACAAATGCTCTTCAGGCATCATTAAATCTTTCACCTGAAGATTTACAAAGGCGTCTAGGCAAAGCTAATGCTGGTATTGCTGTTCCCGTTCATGCTGGCCTTGCAGGTTTAGGTGGTGTCGCTGCTGGTGCAATACCAGGAGCAATGGGTATCCCTGGATTCCAACAGCAACAATATGTAGATCCTGAATCTTATGGTTCAAGTAATACAAGAGGTGCACGTGCCGCAACAACTACTTTGCAATACATGTAATCTCCCAAGATTACTAACTGCTACAATTTATGATAGATAAGACATGCGTATGTCTGAATCTTTCGCTTCGTAAAAACACTCCCCGCGATCTGGAGAATAAACTAAAATGTTTATTGATAATGATTTTCCAAAAATCTTAGGTGCGGAACTTTATCGTCCTCATCCTGCTTACATCTGTGAAATGGCTGTTGAACCAGTAGTGGTTCATGATTTCACACGTCAACCTGGTCAAACTGTACAGTTAGATCGCTATAAGTTTTGGGGTACTCCTGGTACTAAGGATAGCCGCGAACGTATTGCCGATCAAACTATTGGTACTGCCAATAGCCGTAATATCACAAAAGAAAAAGTTCTTGTGGTACTT